CCAAAGACCCGCAAAAGTACATGGCAAGCATGAAGGCGTTTATTGAGAAGAATCGCGTAGCCCTGCCGGATGACAGCCAATTGCAAAACATCGTGGACGAAATTGCCGCGCTGGTGGACTCTACGATTTACAAGTTAACACTGAAATGATCCGCATATTTGCAGGATACGACCCTCGGGAAGCTGTGGGCTACCATGTATTCTGCCAATCGGTCATAGAGCGCACCAAGAAGCTGGTTAGCATCACGCCCCTATCCGGAAAGCAGCGGGACGGCACAAACGCATTTACTTATCAGCGGTTTCTAGTCCCATTTCTGTGCGGATTTCAAGGCAAGGCCATATTTGTGGATGGCAGCGATATGCTCATGCTGGCAGACATTGAAGACCTAGAAAGCCTGTTTGATCCGCGCTATGCCGTCCAGGTAGTCAAGCACGACTATCAGACTAAGCACCCAAAGAAGTACATTGGCACACCAATGGAAGCCCGAAACGGCGACTACCCAAGGAAAAACTGGTCAAGCGTGGTGCTGTGGAACTGTGAACATAGCCGCAACAGGGTGCTGACACCGGAATTCATAGAGGAATCCAGCGGCGAAGAACTGCACCGATTTCAATGGTTGCCTGATTCACTCATTGGCGACTTGCCAAGGGAATGGAATGTATTGGTGGGCGAACACGACCATTTGCGGACAAAAATTGCCCATTACACGCTGGGTATTCCCGAATTTGACTATTACGCCGATTGCGATTACAGCAAGCCTTGGATGAATACTAAGAGCCGAATGCTAAACGGCTTGATTCATATGAAGGACGCATATGCTTAACGCATTTGTCCATTTGTCCAAGCAATTTGAACTATGGCTTTACAACGCTGTTTTTCGGGTTTTCCACAATCGCTGCCTGATTGGTGACCACCCATTTTTTAGCAAAAAGACTTTGCGCCCAGCCAAAGACCTAGAGGCCGCGCACCCACAGATCAAGGAAGAAGTCTTAAAAATCCTAGAGCGTTATGAGGAACTTACTCCATTTCAGACCATGTCGCCGGATCAGGAATTCTTGTCCAACGATGACAAGTGGAAGTTTTTCTTTCTTAAGTGCGCCAACATTAAATTCCGCAAAAACGCCGCGCTGATGCCTCAGACAATGGCTATTGTGGATAAGTACCCCGAAATCGTGAGCGCTTATCTGTCAATTCTTGGCCCGCACAAATCGTTGCCAATGCACAGAGGCCCGTGGTCAGGCGTACTAAGGGCACACCTTGGCGTGGTTGTTCCTGTTCCCGCAGATGCCAGCAAAAAGCCGCATTTGATTGTGGACGGCCTACGCTATGAATGGAAAGAGGGCGAAGTGGTGTTCTTTGATGACACCTATGAACATGAGGCCCATAACCCAACCGATGAAATTAGGGTTGTCCTATTTTTGGACGTTCTTAGACCTTTGCCTTGGCCTTATGCCATGTTAAACCGGCTTATACTTTCAGCAGCAATCTTGTTGCCTTACATTTGGATTCCTTACTTTCGGCACAAGAAATGGGAAAAAACATTCCACGCACCTCTTAATAAAACAAAGTTATAAAGAACAGGTTTTATATGATTGCTGAATCTAAAGTAAATAAAAATAGACCAAAGTACGGTGGTCGCAGTGCAGGAACGCCCAACAAGCTAACGCAAGAGGCGCGTGAGGCGATTGCGCTGTTTGTTAATGACAATGCCCATAGATTGACCGATTGGCTCGACAAGGTCGCTTACGGCAATCCTGACTATGACATCAAGCCCAATCCGGCAAAGGCTTTTGAACTGTTCCAATCGGTGGTTGAGTACCATGTGCCCAAGCTGGCAAGGACTGAGGTCACAGGCGCTGACCAAGGGCCGGTGGAAATGGTGGTGACATGGGCAAACGGGAAATAATCCTGCCGTATTCGCCAAGGGACGCATTTATGCCGTTCCACAACCGCACGACCCGCTGGTCATGTTTGGTTGCACACCGAAGGGCCGGTAAGACTGTGGCGGCAATCAATGATGTGATTAAGCGGGCGATAACAGAAGGCAACCGCAGCGCCCAATATGCTTACATTGCCCCGTTCCGCAGCCAGGCTAAGCGTGTGGCATGGGACTACCTCAAGTATTACGCCGCACCAATCACCAGTTCAAGCAATGAATCCGACCTGATGGTGGAACTGATCAACGGCGCAAAGATCATGCTGTTTGGCGGGGACAATGCTGATGCCATGCGCGGAATGGGTTTCAATGGGGTCTATCTTGACGAATACGGCGACTTCCGGCCTAGCGTTTGGGGCAATGTAATCCGGCCTACGCTGTCCGATCGGCTGGGTTGGGCGGTATTTGGCGGCACTCCAAAGGGTAAAAACCAGTTTCACGACATCTACAAAGTAAGCCAAGCAACGCCCGATTGGTTTCTGTTGCGCTTACCAGCCTCTGTAAGCAAAATATTGCTTGACTCAGAATTAAATGCAGCACGGGCGCAATTAAGCCAAGATCAGTTTGATCAAGAATACGAATGCAGCTTTGATGCTGCAATCATGGGCGCTTTCTATGGGCAAGAGATGCGCTTGGCACAGGACGAAGGCCGGATCAGGGAATTGCCGTTTGATCCTGATGCGCCGGTTTACAGCGCCTGGGACTTAGGCTATCGGGACGATACCGCCATTTGGTTCTATCAAGTGATCCGAGGCGAGATCAGGGTCATGGACTATTACGCCGTCAGCGGCGCAGGCATTGAGGACATAGCCCAAGTGGTTATCGACAAGGGCTATCGGTACACCAAGCACTACCTACCGCATGACGCACGGGCAAAAACGCTGGCATCGGGCGGCAAATCCATTGTGGAACAGCTTGCGGCCCACCTTGGCGGTATGAGCAAACTGGCAATCGTGCCTGAGATTGGCATCCAAGACGGCATCCAAGCGGTCAGGATGGTGCTGCCACGGTGCTATTTCGACCCAAGCTGTGAGGAAGGGCTGGAGGCGCTGCGCCAATATCAGCGGGAATACGACGAAGACAAAAAGGCATTTCGACAAAATCCCCGCCATGATTGGTGCTCACATCCTGCGGATGCCTTTAGAATGTTAGCCGTGGCCTACCGGCAAGAGGCTAGAGATCAAACGCCGCCCAAGGGCAAGACCCTGCAAACCATCACATTGGATGAATTGTGGGAATATGACACGCAACGACATCGTGGAGAACGCATATGAGCCAACCAGTAGCAGAAGTAGGTGGATACAAGAACATCACAGCAACCGGCGCAGTAACGCCTGGCCCATGCCAACTGATTGGCTTTTACGTCAACAACACAACCATCGGCACTTTGGTGCTACGTAATGGCGGCTCCGGCGGCGAAGTAATGTCGGGCACAATTACACCCGCCATTGGGTTTCACCGATTCCCCGCCAATGTGGGCGTAAGCCTCTACGCTACGATTGGTGGCAGCGCATTGGACGTAACATTCTTCTTTGCTGCGGGTAGCTGATGGCTTATCAAGAAATGGGCGCATACGAGGGCGATGACCCTGGCCCGTATTGGCACGATCAAATAGAGGCCGCGCAAAAGGTCTTTGAAAAGTGGGAAAAGCGCGGTCATAAGATCATCAAGCGATATCGGGATGAACGCGATGCGGTAGAAATGCCCCGTGTGCGCTACAACATCCTGTGGTCAAACATCCAAGTGCTGTTTCCTGCGCTGTACGGTAGGCAGGCCAAGCCCGAAGTTTCCCGTCGATACATGGATCAAGACCCCGTAGGTCGGTTGGCATCCACGATGCTGGAACGGGTGATGGAGTACGAAACCCTCCAATTTGGCGATTTTGACCAAGCTATGCGCGGCGTGGTGGAAGATCGATTGCTGCCTGGGCGCGGCACGGCATGGATTCGTTATGAGCCGGTAATTGTCAATGAACAGCCCGAAGTAAGCGAGGCCGCTGTTGATGTAGAAGAGCCAGGCGAGGCTCAGATTTACAACAGCCAAGAAGAGCCGACAGAGCGCATTGATGCGGCGCACAGCCCAATTGATTACGTCTATTGGACAGACTTTTTGCATAGCCCAGCCCGCACATGGGACGAAGTTTGGTGGGTGGCCCGCGCCGTCTACATGACCAAAGACGAAGGCATTGAGCGTTTTGGCGATGTGTTTAAGAACGTGGGCCTAGACAGCAGCAACACGGACATGGATGCTAAAAATCCAATGACCGCCCGCAACACCTACGACAAAAAAGCCAAGGTGTTTGAGATTTGGAACAAGCGCACCGGTAAGGTTTGCTGGGTTGCCAAAGGTTATCCACAGGCGCTAGATGAGCGCGATGACCCGCTGGAACTGGAAGAATTCTTCCCCTGCCCGCGCCCGCTAATGGCGACCACGACCACAGGGACAATGATCCCCGTGCCGGATTATGCTGAGTACGAAGACCAAGCGCAGGAATTGGACAACCTAACCCAGCGCATCTACTTGCTGACCAAAGCCTGTAAAGCGGTTGGTGTGTTCAATGCCGAATTCAAGGAATTGGGCCGTTTGTTTACCGAAGGCGTGGACAACAAGCTATTCCCCGTAACCGCATGGGCGGCAATGAGCGAAAAAGGCGGCTTGAAGGGCGCTATCGACATGATGGACACCACAACCATCATTGTCACCTTGCGCGAACTGTATTCCGCACGGGAACAAGTCAAGCAAGCCATCTACGAAATCATGGGCATTTCGGACATCCTGCGCGGCGCGTCCAAAGCCCAAGAAACCCTTGGCGCACAGCAGCTAAAGGCAAACTTTGGCAGCTTGCGGATGCGTAGCAGCCAAGGCGATGTGGCGCGGTTTGCATCCGACATTTTTAAGCTAAAAGCGCAAGTTATCTGCAAGTTTTACCCGCCCGAACTGATTGTGCAGATGTCCGGCGTGATGGACACACCCGACGGGCAAAACCCGCAATTGCTGCAAGCCGCCGTGCAAATGCTGTCCAACAGCACCATCCGCGATTTCCACATTGCGGTTGAGGCCGACAGCTTGGCGCAAATTGACGAACAAGCAGAGAAACAAGGCGCACAAGAGGCCATCCAAGCCATTGGACTGTTCTTGCGTG